GGAAAATATAATGGCTTACAATAGTTCATTTAACTTAGAGTCAATGGTAGTTCCATTGAAAGCTGCTACAGTTTATGCAGCACATGAAGCAAGTCAGTTCCTTGGTGGTGAAATTATTCCTGTAGTGAATATCCCAGCAGGTTCTGCAAGTCTACAGGTCCCACTAATGGGTTCTGTAACAGCAACTAAATTAACAAGCGAGTCACAAGACGACATTGCTAACTCAGTTGTAACAGATACATCAGTATCTATCCCAGCGGCAATTTATGCTGCTCGCACAGTCCTACGTGACCTAGGCGGAATCGATCCTAGTGACATTGGTAGAATCCTCGGAAACGGTGTTTCTGCTAAGTTTGACGAAGACGTTGCTGCACAACTCGAAAGTGCTACAATCACTAACGAAATTGACACAGCAGGCACAGTATCACTTGACTTCATCCTTGAAGCAGTTGAAACAATCCGCACAGCCGGCGAAATGGGCCCACTATTTGGTGTTCTTTCTCCAGCAATGGCTACAAACCTACTTAAGAACATCGGCACAGCCGCTTATGCAGGTTCTAACTTCCAGGGCAACGCTCTTCAGAACGCTGACCTAGGTGTAGTTGGTGGCGTTCGCTTCATCACTTCATCTTACATGACTGCTAACCAGGGCACAATCTTTGCTGGTGACGCATTCCGTATTGGTATGTTCAAAAATATCGACATCGAGATTGGCAGACGTCCAGAAGCAGTTGGCAACACCGTTGTCGGAAATCTTCATGCTGGTGTTGGTCTAGTCGACGCAGCTCGTGCTTGCCGTCTATACGACGTAGCATAAGGCTTAATGTAGAACAGGAGAAAGACAATGGCATATGCAACAAACAGTGATTTAACAACACTATTACCAAGTATCTTCAATCACGGTGAGACGGACTTCACTGACGAACTTACAGAAGCGGAAGCAGATGTTAAGAGAGACATTGAAGTCGAATGGTTAAAACGTGGTTTTAGAAAAGGTGATGGTAATACACGCTTTGACGCCGCTTTGCTAACTGATGCACAGTGGAAGAGAGCAACAATGTATAAAGCACTCGCTGATTATATTATGCCACGTCTTTCTCCATTCCGTGATGAAGATAGTTTTCAATTACAAATGAAACACTATAAAACAAGATATGCTGAAGAAATGGCCGCAGAGTTTGGTCGAGGAATCCAGTATGATACTGATAATGACAGTACTATTACGGATGACGAATACTTTGAGGCACATCAGGATAGATTGTATAGGTAATTAAATGAGTAAGAGAGAAGATATCGTTGCTGAAATTGTTACCCAAGTTGGTAACGCCGCCGGCGTTCAAACGGTTACAAGAGAACCTAAAGCACTTGAAGAACTGGCAGTTCCAAGTTTTCCACATGTGCTTGTAGAGACAGCGAATGAAGTTCGCACTCACGCAAGCATTGGTGGTACACCGCGTAGAGTAAGTGATTTAGATGTGCTTCTAAATATCAATGTATATGGTGCTAACCGAGATCAATCTCGAAACACCATTATTGATGCTATTGAAACACAACTAGACTTAGACCCTACGCTAAATTGTAATTGCTACGATTGTCAAGTAAGCGAGGTAAGTATCCGTGAGATTGCTGAGAGCGCACCATATGGGCAAGCAGTTATGGTACTCACGGTAAGGTACTTCTATGATAGAGGTACTCCATAATTTAATAGTGACAGTAGTCACGCCATTATCCTAGGAGAATAAACATGGCAGAACAGAAAGGTATTGAGGGAGTTGTCAAAATTGACACAACTGGTGGTACACCTGCTATTATCTTAAATGTTACTACTTTCTCACTTGAGGAGACCAGTGAAACATTAGATGTTACATCTATGTCATCTACTGGTAACGCTCGTGAGATCCTACCAACATTTACGGCATTCAGCGGTACACTAGATGGTTATTGGGACAACACCGATGCGAAATTGAACCACAGTTCAGGCGCAGAACCTGTAATCCAAGCAGGTACAACTATCGACTTCGAACTCTATCCAGAGGGCGAAGGTACTGGTAACCTTTACTACAATGGTAGTGCGATCGTTACAAGCATTTCAAGAAGTGCTAGTTTTGACGGCGCAGTTGAGTATTCAATTGCTTTCGAAGGAACAGGTCCACTAAGTTATAGTGAAGATACCTAATAAGTAATAGGTGAGTCGATG